GGTTTGAAAAGAATGCCTTGATTGATGCTGGCAAAGTTTTTTAGAACAGATAGAGTTTCATTTGAAAGTTTCATAATTTATTTCCTCGTCAAATCATGGTTGTGTAAAGCCATTATAGCATAGTGTACAACTTTTAACAAGTCATCACGATTATAGCCGTTCTTTTTGCCGTAACGCTGTGCATACTTCATGATGTTTCCAATAAAGAATCCTTCACCGTGCCCACAGTCTATGATGAATTCTGAAGTTTGAAATTTGTTTAGTGAGTAGTGTTGACCGTATGTCTTGTCGATGTATTTTTTTAACTCTTCAAGAATACGGTCTTCACTGTATTTGTAATCGATCAAAGTCTACCGGTGTACTGTGCAACAGCGGGCATGTTGCCAGTAAATGCGTATGTACCGATATGCTGAGTCTTCATCCAAGGACACAACCAGATTTTTCCACCCATCTTACGCCACATCTGACAGAACATATAATCTTCTGATAGATAACGTTCAGAGCCGCCACCAACACAAGAATCAGTTGTGTCGATCACGGTATCAAAGTATGCGTGAATATAACGTGAGCCATCGAAATGTGCCTGACCAATATGATCGGGCTTGTAACGAATGAAAGGATATTCTTCTTTCATCTTATCAAACACCTGACGCTTGATCATCATATGACCTGTACCAATTTCCATTACTTCTAATGGCTCGGATACTTGAAATTGTTGTGTGCCTTTTACTACGTTGAATACGTATTCGCCAACAAGATTCTCAAGTTCTTTTGGATTAAGGTCTGGATGGCGCCTAGCAGTTTCAGCAATGTTGCCCCAGTTGATTGACTTCTTGGGATAAGGACCACCGATAACGTCTTTATCAAGTGCCATCAGTGCTACGATATCATTCGGATCAAAGTGAATGTCCGAATCGATGAACATCATGTGTGTGAAATCTGTGCGTAGAAACTCATCTACCAAATAGTTTCTTGCTCTTGTGATGAGTGATTCATTGAAGAGAAAAGAAAACTTTGTTTCAATGCCATAACGAATCATAATGGTTTGTAAGTCAAGGCAAGACTTCATATACAAACCGTGATTCATGCCACCATACATTGGTGTAGCCACGAATAGTTTATTCTTTCTCAGTTCTTCAAGGTTAACTTGTAGTTGCATAATTTATCCATAAAAAAAGAGTGAGAACACATAATATATATGCTCTCACTCCACCAGTTTTCAGCCTAATTTAGGCAAAGGCCTCACCACCTAATGCAGCATGTGCTGCTGCTACCATTGCCTTAGTTGGTTTGCCAAGACGATAGATAGTAACGGTGCGACCGTCATCCAACACACGTTTGTTAGTGTAGATGCAGTGACCTTCTGAACGAAGTTCTTCAATGCGGGCACCCACATTTTTAATACCAAAACGGGCACGTGCTTGTGCTGGTGTCAAAGTGTTGTAACCAGAATCCTTAGAAAGATATGCAAGGATTTTTTCTTTAACTGACTTACTCATCAACTTACTCCATAAAAAATTAGTCGCACGAAAATTCAAAAAGTAGAGGCGACTTTTCTCTACATACTTAACATTATATAAAAAAAGAGAGAGTGTGTCAACACTCTCTCAGGTAATAGTGTAACTTATGCCGCAAGTTTTGCTTTTTGGGCATCATACTTTTCTTTAAACTCATAATAGGGTGTATCACCCATCATGGCATTTGAACTGTAAGAAAGAATGACCAAATTATCATAAGTGGTTTTACCACTTTTGCTGTGAGGAATAATATGTCCACCGATTGCTTTATCAAAGGTAAGTTCTTCACCAGTTAAGGCACACTTTTGCTCTTGATCAATCCAACGACGATACTTATCATCAGGACTGAACGAACGGCGAACATCTTTCACAGTGATACCAACATCACCAATCATACCTAAAACTAGGGCAAGTTTTCTTGCAACCTCATCAGGTGAATACAAACCAACTAATTCGGCGTACTCTGTTTTTTTACGATTGAAAACACCCATTACGGATGAATCGTTCAAAATTGAAAGTTGTGACCAAAGATTCTGAGCAAAATCTTCATAATCAATCTTAAACGACTTACCAAATTTCTCTTCAAGACCGTATGTCAATTGATACAAAGATAAAACTTTTGAAGTGTTTTTGGTGTGAAGTTTTGGTGCGCCAGAAGCCTCTACGATTTTGCGTACCAATTCGAAACGGCGTTCCACTTCTTTCACAATTGATGCAAATGCTTTAGAATCATTACGATATTCAATTGATTTATAGAGATCGTCAAGATTTGCGGAGTCGGCATATCCATAAAGAATGCCCTCTTTCTTTGTCTGATGCCACACTTCATATTGTACAGCACGTGCAACCATCTCATCAAGATTCATACGACCATTCGATTCAATAGCCACAACACCTAATACAGGAAGTTTAGGAAACTTGTTTCCAAGTCGTGATACTTCACGTACATACTCAGAGACTACACCAAGAATACCATTACGCTTCTCTTGGGGTTTCAAATCATTGTTGTCATTGAGAGTCCAAAAAACTTCAGATGCTTCATCGTCGGTCATCGATTCATCGTATACAATGGCAGCAACTTGAAAATCTTTGAAACGATTAGTGATTGCATCGCCACTTGAAAGTTTTTGTATTTCTTGTAGAGTTGAAGGCTTCAACTGAACAACGCCCTTTTCAAAGTACAAAGGTATAGGTTCACCGTGATAGTCTGGTGTTTTAAATTCACTTTTGAAAAATTTAACAAGTGTTGTGATACGCTGTAGACCATCGATCACTTGATACGTTCCATCTTTCATTTTGCGTAAGTGAATAACAGAATTCATAGAACGCTGCAAGATACTTCCAATGTAACCACGTGCCCATTTTTCTTTGGCAACATACTCACGCTGAAAATCAGGTTGTAGTGCAAGTTTACCAATTAAGGCAAGATCAATAAGATTGCCCACAGTAAATGAAGTGGCAATTGTTGGATTTTTTGCTTTCAAATAACTCATATTCTCCTCCAGTAGGATTTTTGATTAAAAAAAACTTGCCTACTTGAAACCAGTTTTCTTTCAGCAAGTGTTAGTATTATGACAGAGTTTTAAAACGTTGTCAAGAATTAAAACGGTTGTTCTTCAGAAGTTGTTACCGATTCATTCTGATCAGTTGATACTGATTCATTAGGATCAATACCAGCATCAATCTTAGTATACAGATCAAGAAAGGTAGCCTTAGTATCAGCATCAAAACGATTCAAGCAATACTCAATTGCTTTTTTCTTATCGCCGTAGATACCGAAAGTTTTCACAATGTGTACCAAACGGCGGGTCGAAATAACCTCATCACAACCACCATCAGCAAAGGTGTTACGAATCGTATTAGCCCAAGTAACTAGATTTTTGGCAAATACATCATCAGAACGACCGACTGAATCAAGTTCTTTGTTGATAATTTTTTCTTCAATCTTAGCAGGTGGAAACTCTTGTTCCATTGTATTTGGGAAACGTTCAAGAAACGCCTCATTCAATACATTGGTAAACATATAGCGACCATCTTCAGAGCCTTTACCTTTTGTATTAGCAGTAGCAAACACGGTAAAGCCGGGTGCAGGTGCAACCAGTTCATTCTTTTTCTTTAGCAAGAATGGTTTACCCTCAAGCACACGTTGTAAGCACGACAGATTTTGTGCGCCGTAGTCAATCTCATCAACACAGAGTACAGCACCCTGACGGGCTGCCACAGTGACAGGACCATCACGCCATTCCATCTGACCGTTGATTAGAACATAGTTGCCAAGCAAGTCACCCTCATCAGTATCAGGTGTCATTGATACGCAAACGAATTTTCGTTTTGCTTTGGCGCAAGCCTGTTCAATTGACATTGTTTTACCATTGCCAGATTGACCAGTAATGAACACAGGAAAGAATTGTTTTGATTTCACAATTGACAACACATCATCAAAGTTACCAAAAGGTACATAGTTGTCATATTGAGAAGGAATCAGATTCTCAATTTCCAGATCAGTTGTCACATTTGTAATGCGATTACCTGAGTTGTTTTCTGGTTTTGTCATTGGAATCACTTGTGCTGCTAGATTGATCGCAGGTGACGCATTAGAAGCACTAGGAACACGATATACACCACGTTTGACCTTATTAGACTCTTCATTGGTAAACCAGTAGGGAATAGCAAGGCCAGCACTAGCGGCAACGTCTTTCACTTCTGATAACGTCAACTGAGACTTACCTGTTGCAATAAGAGCATCAATAAGTTTCTGGCGTTTTTCTGCACGACTTGTCATAATGTAAACTCCAATTCACTTTAGGAACTACTATTATAAAGGACAACCGCCACTTTGTCAAGTAGCGGTATGTTATCAAACTGCTATCATACCGATGAAGCGTGATACCAGAACACGATTGACTTGGCGATTCTTAGTATACTTACCGAATGCTTTAGTCAAGGTTGCCGTAGTGACTTTTGTTGGTGCTTCAAAGTCCTCATCTTCAATACTCAAATCATCACCACCTGGCAGAATAAAGAATGATTCATAGCCAGCATTCTTTGATTCAAGATACTTATTTTTGCGAATCAATTTCATGTACTTAGAATACGTCTCTTTAAGTTCAAGGTAATTTTCACGTGGTGATTTACGCAGTTCATTAATTTCATCATTAACCAAACGGCGGCGCAGTGCATTTTTCATATTGTAGTTGGGTGACAAATAGAAGCCGATGATTTTCACACCAGTAGTTTTTATCAACCAGTTACTAATAGCAATACGAACACCATCATCACCTTCAGGTACTTCTTGCTGAATCTTATTTTTCTTATCACTTAGAAAAACATTGTGATAGTTTGAATTGAAAAAGTTTCGATTGTTCGAAATGCTTGCACTCTCATTCAGATTGTGATACGAATTGATATCGTCAGCATCACCATCATGAACCACACACAAGTTTACAATATCAAGATTGTTCACAGTGCGAAACTCTTTGATGATCGTTTGGCAAGCAATCAGCGCCTCAGTCAACGGTGTATTGGACAGTGAATCGGATTGTGGGCGATAAAAATTCGAACCTCTAGAATAACGACCACCCGACCATGCATTCATCAGACACAGAATATTCTTTGTTGCCTTAGAAAATTCTGAGTTGCTCATCTTTGAGTTAATTAACTCACGCAGATACACTGAGGATAAAAACATCTCACGATTGTTTTCAGAGAAACAACCATACGATTTACCAGCACCAGGTTCTTCGCCACGATAGTCAATCGTGTCACGAACGTGATCAGCATTACCAAAACCATATGCCGAAAATGGTATGTTCACTTTACGGCAGAAGGTAGCCAGTACAAGTATCTGTTCGTATGATGCACCGAGATTATCAGACATTGAGCCCGACTTATCAAGTAACAGAATCAAGCCATGCGATTTACCTTTAGGCACACGCATTACTTTTTTGAAAATGTTATCATCAATTTGATATTTGAACACACGACTAACATCAATGTCACCCGTTGACGATACTTTGGCTTTAGAAAACTTATCGGCAGCCTTACGCATCTCAAACTCTTTTGCCAACAATGAAATGAATCGTTCGTTCTTACGACGAAAATCATTGTACAGTGTGTTGGCAATAGATTGATAGTCAGAAGGTCGCTGT